TGGAGTAAATACAAATATTGCACCAACAAACAAAAGACAGGTTAGAATTCAATGGCAAATCACACCAGATGCAAGTTCAGCAAATACTGCTTACCAAGTTATAATCCACAATTCTTATGACAACACACAGGAGTTTAATCAAAGTGGTTATACAGGTGCAAATTCTTGGACATTAATAAAAGGAAATCAAGGTGGTGCTCCTTATAATCCAACAGGAAACAATATTGTAGCAAATGTCTTTTTTGCTGACTATTATCTAGAGGTAAGAGCAGATAGTCAATTTACATTTGCATTTCAAATGCAGGTAGATTATACAGGGCCATTTTATCAGATTCAAGGTGGGTTTGATCCTTGTGATAATTTATCTGGACCGAATCAAGATTCTAGATGTGCAACATATATTCCTGCAACACCAAATGTAAACACAGAAGTTTCAGTTATACCTACCCAACAAATGCCAGAAATGAAAGTTTTAGATTTCTTAACAGGATTATTTAAGACATTTAATTTAACTGCATATTTTGAAGATGGTGTAACGATAGTAAAAACATTAGATGATTATTATGCTACATATAATACTTATGATTTAACTGAAAGAACACACTCAGAACAACACGAAGTGGCACAGGCATTGCCATTTAGTGATCTAGTCTTAAAGTTTCAAGAGCCAGTTGCTAAACTTGGGCAAAGGTTTGAGCAATTAAATAATAGACAATATGGCGAATTAAGGTATTTAGCAGATGCGAGTAAAAAAGGAAAATATAATGTAGAGAATCCATTTTCAACAATGATACAAGAAAGATTGATAAATACTACGACAGGAAATTCTACAACAATACAATCAGGTACAATGGTTGATGATAACAACAATGCAGGGTTTGGTAAACCACTATTGTTTTATGGAATCTATAATGACAACGCAGGAAATATAAATATAAATTGGATAAATGGACTAAGACCAGATCCTGTAACTGATCAGCCACAAGTAGGAACTAGAACTCCATTTAACAAATATTGGATGGCAGGTGTGAGCAATGAATTGGCTTCTGTAAATACACCTCCTACTATTAATTTGACTTATGGATCTGAGGTAAACACTTTTTGGCTTACTGATTATGGTGGAAACAACAATTCTTTATTCCAGAATTATTATCAGAATTATATTGTAAACGCTTTTGATAGTAGAAATAGACTTTATTCATTTAAAGTTAAACTAAGTATTGATCAATTGTTAAACTTAAAGTTAAATGACAGAATAATTATAAGCAATAGGCAGTATAAAATAAACAAGATTAAAATCAATATGACAACAGGGGAAAGTGATCTAGAACTATTAAACGAATTTTAATGATAAAGAATATAATTGAGTGTTTAAAACTAACAGACAAAGAAGATAAAAGCGAGGTAATTAGTATGGCAAAAGGCAAGTATCAATATCCAAAAGGTTGGAAAGATTTGCCTAGAGCATTTGATGTAATAAAAGAAAAATAATATGGCACAAGAAACTACAATAAAACTAGATGCAGATGTTAAAGATGCTATTAAGTCAGTTAAGGATCTGACTAAACAAGTAGAGGATTTACAAAAAGCACAAGAGGAGCAGTCAAAAAAACATTTGGAAGAAATCCAAAAGATTAATGATGCTCAAAAAAAACAAACAGGAATATTAGCAAAAGTAAAAGCAGGTACAAGTGCAGTTGGATTAGCAATGAAAGCCGTTCCAATTACTATTGTAGTTAAAATGTTATCAGCATTATGGAATAAGTTAAAAGAAAATCAAGAGGTTATGGACACAATCTCTGATGTTATGAATGCAGTAGGTATAGTCTTAGGCGATATAGCAACTGCTTTAAAATCGACATTTGATAGAGTTAGTGAAGCAACAGGTGGATTTGATGCTTTAGGTAAAGTATTAGGTGGAGCATTTTCTGTTGCATTAAATTCTCTAGTGTTAGTAATTCAAGGTGTTACTTGGGGTGTTAAACAATTAGAACTTGCTTGGAAAAATTGGTTTGGATCAGCAGAAGATGCCGATAAAGTAAGAGCCGAATTAGAACAATTGGAATCTGATATGGCTAAAACTACTGAAAAAATAGGGGATAGTGCTAAACAAATTGGAGAGAATTTTATAGAAGCAGTATCGGAAGTTGGAACTGCTGCATCTGAAATGACTAAAACACTTACAGAAGAAATTGGAAAAGTAGATGCAAAAGCGGCTCTGGAAAGAGGTAAGCAATTAACTCAATTGAAAAAGAATTATGAAAGAGTTGCATTAGAGCAATCAAGATTAATTGAGCAATATGATAAAGAAGCAGAAACGCAAAGACAATTAAGAGATGATACTTCACTTAGTATAGATGAAAGAATAAAAGCCAATGAAGAATTAGGTAAGGTATTAGCCAAACAATTAGAAGCAGAGGAAAATGCGGCAAAAGCACAAATTGAAAACCTCAAACAACAAATGGCATTAGAGGGCGAAAGTGAGGATCTTAAAAACAGAATATATGCTGCAAATACTGAACTTCTTGCTATCCAAGCGAAAGTTACAGGACAAGAATCTGAGCAACTTGTTAACACTAATAGTTTATTAGATGAGAAAAATGCTTTAATCCAGACAGGTATTGATAGGGAACGAGAAAGAAATAAAGTTTTATCTGATGAAGCAATTGAAAACGAGCAATATGTTTTTGATCAAATAGAATTAAAGAGAAAACAATTAGAGGATGAGAATAAAATAATTGAGGATGATATTGCTAGAAAACGAGAGTTATATGCAGAGGGAACACAGGCAAGAGTAGATGCAGAACAAGATTATTTAGATCAAATTAATAATTTGGAAGTTTCACAAAGAGAATTAGATCAGCAATATGCAGATGAAATTGTTAGAATAGAAGATGAAAAACAAGCGGCAAAATACGCAACACTTGATGCAATAATTGGTATTGCAGATCAAGAATCAGCATTAGGAAAAGCGGCACTAATTGCTAAACAACTAATGGCGGCACAAGAACTATTAGTAGATATGGGAATATTGAAAAGTAAAGCAACAATGGCAATAGCAGATGCAAATCTAAAAGGTGTTAAATCGACAACCGATACTGCAAGTGGTTTAAATGCAACATTAGCACTTGGTTTTCCTGCGGCAATTCCGGGACTTATAGCATATGCAGCAAGTGCAGTAGGAATTGTAAAAGGTATAATGACTGCTATAAAAGGAACAAAACAAGTAGCAGGATCATTAGGTGGTCAAGACAGAGGTGGTGGATCTAGTCCTGCTCCAACAACACCTGCTCCTATGATACCAGAAACTAATTTAATTGGGGGATCTGGAACGAATCAAATAGCAGAAGCATTAGCACAAAATCAAGAAACCCCTGTTCAAGCATATGTAGTATCAAATAATGTTACTACTGCACAAAGTTTGGAAAGAAATATAGTAGATACAACAAGTTTGTAATATTAATCGTTATATAATAAAGAAAGAATTATGAGTTTAGATATAGTTGAGTTATTTTTAGAAGAAGATGATATAGATACAGGCGTAGATGCCATAAGTATTGTAGAATATCCTGCCATTGAATCTGATTTTGTGGCGTTAAAAGCCAAAGAGTTTAAATTCAAGGCAATTGATGAAGAAAAAAAGATCTTAATGGGGCCATTATTAATACCAAACAAACCTATTTACAGAAAAGATGAAGATGATAAAGAATATTACATATATTTTTCAAAAGATACTGTGAATAAAGCATCTCAAATATTTTTAAAACAAGGAAAACAAAATAATAGTACATTAGAACACCAAAAAAAGATATTTGGTCTTAGTTTAGTTGAGAGTTGGATTGTTGAAGATCCTAAAATGGATAAATCTAGAAAATATGGATTAGATGTACCAGAGGGAACTTGGATGGGATCTGTAAAAGTTGATAATGATGATGTTTGGAACGATTTTGTAAAAACAGGTAAAGTAAAAGGTTTCAGTATAGAGGGATATTTTGCTGACAGAGCATCAAGATCTAATTTTACTAAAATGTCAGAAGAAGAAATAGCAATGGACACTTTAAAAAAGATATACGATATGTTAAACGATAGAAAAAATGTCAAATAAATATTTTCCATTAACTAAAGGCCCGACACAGGGGTGGGGGGTTAAGAGAAGAAAACCTGCCTGTCTTTGTGTAGATGGTGAAACTTATAGCAACGAATGTTGTCAAGGTTATTTATGGAATCAAGGCATTGGAAGAACAAGAGGATCAAATCCTAGACAACAGAATTTAATAACAACTACTACTATCTCACAAGGTATGCCTAGAGTCTTCATTTTAGGAACAAATGTTGATAATAGTATTTTTCAAATAGTTTGGCAATTATGAGCAATAAAACAATACCGGAGTTACCATTAGTAACCTCAGCAGAATTAAGCGATAGTGATAAATTAGTCATTGTTGTAAATGGCATTACAAGTAGCGTAACCTTAGGCGAGTTAAAAATTTACATAAACACCCCTTAAACGCCCACACCTTTTATTTTTTGCGTTATATAGTTAATTATTAACATTATAAAAATTATTTTATGAACGCATTGGATATTTTAAAGCGATTCGATACTTTCCTAACAAAAGCAGAAAATGAAGAAGTTAAACTTGCTTCAATGAAACTTGCAAATGGAGCAGTATTGGAAGCAGATGAATTTGCCGAAGGACATTCAGTTTTTATAGTATCAGATGATGATCGTGTTCCATTGCCAGTTGGCGAATATGAATTGGAAGATGGCAGAATTATGGTAGTAGGCGAAGTTGGAAAAATTGGGAAAATTGGTCTGGAATCTATACCTGAAGCAGAAGAAGAAGGGTATAAAGATGGTATTGCTGATGCCAAAGAAGACATCAAAGAAGATATTGATAAAACAAAACTTCGAGATGATGGAAAAGAAGCAGCAGTTGATGATTGGGCAGGAATGGAAAAAAGAATCAAGAATCTTGAGGATGCCATTGCTGATCTAAAAGAAGACAAAGTTTCTGTTAAGAATTCTGATGATGATTCACCACAAGATCCTGATAAATATGAGGGTGGATATGTTTCTAAGCAAGAGTTTGAAGATCAAATCAATGAAATCAAAGATATGGTTTCTAAAGTTGAAGCGAAATTAAACGAGGGCAAAGAGGAAGATGGTGCATTTGTCGTTAAAGAAGAATTAGAAGAAACAAAATTATTTAAGCATAACCCTAATGCAGAAAAGAAATCTAATCTCAAAATTAAATTAGGAGAGAATAGAGGACATTTATCTGTAATGGACAAAGTTATGGAGAGAATTTCAAATATTAAAAATTAAAAAAAAAATGAGTAAGAAAAATTATAATTTAGCACAACCTCAACCTAGCCACGCTGCAGGTACGCCAACATATGCTGGTCAGTGGGCAGGAGAGTACATTGCTGCGGCTTTGTTCTCTGGGGTTACTTTGGATAATGGTGGAATTACTATTAAGCCAAATATTAAGTACAAGCAGGTTATATCAACATTTAGCAATGTGTCTTCTATTAGAAGTGCAGATTGTGCGTTTGATGATACTGCTGATATTACATTAGGGGAGCAGGTTTTAGAGCCACTTCCATTTCAACAGAATATGATCCTATGTAAAGAGCAATTCCAAAATGATTGGGGTGCAGTTTCTATGGGTTATTCAGCATTCGATAAATTGCCTCCGAAGTTTTCAGACTTCTTAATAGCACATTGTTCGGCAGAAGTTTCTCAATGGACTGAGGAAAAAATCTGGCAAGGTGCAGCAGGAGCGAATTCTTTTGAAGGACTTTATACTATGATTAGTGCGGCAGGATCTGGTGCAATTGATTGTGGTAACCAAGCAGCAGGTGGAGTTGATGCGGCAAATGTCGTTGATGAACTTGGTAAACTTGTAGATGCAATACCTTCAGCAATTTATGGTAAAGATGATCTTTGGTTATATATTTCACAAAATGTAGCAAGAGCATATGTAAGAGCATTAGGTGGCTTTGCAGCAGCAGGACTTGGAGCAAATGGTGTTAATAATCAAGGAACAATGTGGTACAACAATGGATCTCTTTCATTTGATGGAGTGAAGATTTTTGTTTGTAATGGACTAGCAGATAACACAATGGTTGCTGCTCAGAAGTCTAACTTGTATTTTGGTACAGGTTTACTAAATGACAAAAATGTTGTTAAAGTAATTGATATGGCTGACATTGATGGATCTCAACAAGTTCGTGTAGTAATGAGATATACTGCAGGAGTACAAGTTGGAATCTTTGGCGATGTAGCATTTTACTAATATTAATCTAATAGGGGTGTAAGAAAACGAAGCAGATACTTTGAATTACACCCTTATATTAAAACCGATAAAACTATGGCTTGTTTATTAACAGAGGGAAGATTAGAACCTTGTAAGGATTCAGTAGGTGGCTTGACAAAAGTTTATTTTGCTGACTTCGGATCATTGGGTGCTGTTTCCTATGTAGGTGCAGGATCTGCTCAAATTTCAAGTTTTGCTAGTGGTACTGTATATGAGTACGACTTAAAAGGAACTTCTAGTTTTGATCAGACTATTACATCTAGTAGAGATAATGGTACTACGTTCTATGACCAGATATTAAATCTGACTTTTCACAAGTTGGATTATGAAACTAATGATCAAATTGCATTATTAGCAGTCGCAAGGCCACACGCTATTGTAGAAGATAACAACGGAAATTTATTCGTTGCAGGTCTAGAGTATGGTATGGATTGTAATGGTGGAACTATCGTTACAGGTGGTGCAATGGGAGATTTAAGTGGATATACATTAACTATGCAGGGAATGGAAAAACTTCCTGCTAACTTTTGTGCAGGAGATATTACAACTCTTGGAGTTAGTGTAAGTCCAGATCAGATAAATCCGTAATTGGATATTCTTTGAGTGTGTGTAAAAAGGCATCTATTAATTTAGATGCTTTTTTTTTGATATAGTGCCAACTTGCATATTTTAAGCGTTATATAAGTATGAAGATAGTTGATAATACAGGAGATACTCAAATAAAATTTATTTTCCAGAAAGATTGGGTTTCTGGCGATTCATTATATTTGAAGATTAGAAGCAGATCGACTAATAAAGTACATACTGAGGATTTGACTAATGCAGGTGTAATAGACTTAAATCAAGACAGAAATTATTATAGTTACTTAATGCCTTTGTCAGTTAAAAACGCAGCAGGGATAGTAGAAAACAATTATTATGATGTAACTTTAAGTGATGGATTTGGGATCTTATACACAAGAGAAACATTATTTTGTACTAATCAAATTATTATACCTCAAACAAATGTGCTATACGATCCAAATGAAAACCAATATAAAGAACACACAACGAATAATGAATTTATAATTTTAGAATAATGAGTAAAATTAAATTAATTAATTTATCTAGTTATACCTCTCCTACAATTGAGGTAATTGAAAATCAAGAATATGTTACCTATGGGGAAAACAATTCATATTTTCAGTATTTGATAGATAGATATACAGGATCGCCAACAAACAATGCAATAGTTAATGGAGTTAGCCAAATGGTTTATGGTAAAGGTCTTGAAGCAACTGATGGCAATGAAGATCCAGAGGGTTATGCACAAATGGTAAGTTTGTTAAACTCTGAATGCGTTAGAAAACTAGCGTATGATTTAAAACTTCTAGGGCAATGTGCAATTCAAGTTGCTTACAATAAAGATAGATCTAGAATAGCAAAGGTTGGACATATTCCTGTTGAAACTTTGGCAATGGAAAAATGTGATGTAGAAGATGGGGAAATTAAAGGTTTCTACTATTGTGCTGATTGGGAAGAAAAAAAGCCAAATGAAGAATTAACTAGAATCCCTGCGTGGGGAACTTCAAAAGAATCAATTGAGATCCTGTATGTTAGGCCTTATGTAGCAGGGCATTATTACTATTCGCCTGTTGATTATCAAGGTGGATTACAATACGCAGAACTTGAAGAAGAAATTTCAAATTATCATTTGAATAATATTATGAATGGTTTAGCACCGAGTATGTTAATTAACTTTAACAATGGTGTTCCTAATGAAGAAGAAAGATCAAATATTGAAAATGCAGTAAGACAAAAGTTTTCTGGATCTAGCAATGCAGGTAAATTTATTTTATCATTTAATGAAAATGTGGAATCAGCAAGTACAATTGATCCTGTACAATTATCTGATGCACATAATCAATACCAATTTTTAAGTGATGAATCAATGAAAAAAATTATGGTTGCACATAGAGTAGTGTCGCCAATGTTATTAGGAATTAAAGATAACACAGGATTAGGTAATAATGCAGATGAATTGAAAACTGCTAGTACCTTAATGGATAATGTAGTTATTAGGCCAATTCAAGAACTTCTATTAGATGCTTTTGATGAGATTTTGGCTTATAATGGAATTAGTCTAGACTTATACTTTACTACATTACAACCATTAGAATTTGCAGACTTACAGAATGCTCAGTCTGGGGAACAAATCGAAAAAGAGACAGGAGAGAAATCAGAAGATTCTACGATTAATGATCTAGAATTAGGAGTAAATGTCGATTTAAGTGATGATGATTATAAGGTAGTATTGTCAAATTTACCAGAAGAAAAAATGTCGAGTGATTGGGTAGAGGTAGATCAAAGAGATTATGATGAAGATAATTTGGCAGTAGAAGATTGGGCAAATCTGTGTATTCAACCTAAAAGATCTTTACTAACAAAATTGAAAAATGAAATATATGCTAAGCCAAATGGATTTAGTTATTTAGATTCAAAAAATTACAAAGTTAGATATAGATATTTTAAAAAATCTAACAAGGCACTAAAAACAGGAAAAAGTAGAGATTTCTGTGAGAATATGATGAGATTATCTAGGAGTGGTGTAGTTTACAGACTTGAAGATATTGATAGAGCAAGTAGAAGTGGGGTTAATAAAGTGCTAGGGCATAAAGGTAAGCCATTTGACTTGTTTAAATTTAAAGGTGGTATTTATTGTCGCCACGCTTGGAAAGAAGTTTTATATAGATTAAAGAAAAATACTGAGCCAAGTGCATATTTAGATGATTACAAAAGAACAGGCGAAATTCCTAGTTCGTATAAACCTGCACCTAGAGGAGCAAAACAGGCAAAAGTAGCACCTGTTAATATGCCTAATCAAGGAGCATATCCAACAAGTAAAAAGAAGTAATATGGCAACTGCATTATTTATAAGTAGAGAAGATTTAACAAGAAACACCATAATTGATGGGAATGTAGATACAAATAAGTTTATACAATTTATTAAAATAGCACAAGAAATACATTTACAGAATTATTTAGGAACAAACCTGTACGATACTATAAGTGATAAAATTACTAACAACCAATTGACAGGCGTTTATTTACATTTAGTAAACACCTATTTAAAGTCAATGTTAATACACTATGCAATGGTAGATTATTTACCATTTTCTGCATATCAAATTGCTAATGGTGGAGTTTATAAGCATAGATCTGAAAATTCAGAAGTTGCACTTCCTGAAGAAGTGGATAAAATGATTTCTAGACACAGGCAGTTTGCTCAATTTTATACTAGAAGATTTTTAGATTATATGAGATATAATTCTAGTGATTATCCAGAATATAACAATAACAATGCAGATGGAATGTGGCCAGATTACTCGGCTGATTTCACAGGGTGGGTTTTATAAATTTAAAAAAAAGAAAAAATGGCAAATGAGATATATAATGATTCTTGGTGGGGTGTAGGTGGATGTTCTAATAATATAGATTGGGGATCTATTTATTATGAAGATGCTTGTGGCACACAAGTACCAGACAATATGATAGCGCAGAATGGCGATAATCTTATTGGCGAAAATAATAACAATTTAATATTACAATAAAAAATGGCAGATAAAAAATTTAGTCAATTTGGGAGTGTAGCACTTCCACAGGGAACAGATGAAATAGTAGGTTTAAGTGGTGGCAATAATGTTCGTTATAACATAGGGAATATTGGAGTAGATGACTTAAGTGGAAAATTAAGTATAGGAAAAGGTGGAACAGGTAGTTCTGTTGCAGGAGTAAGTAATGTAGGTGGCTTATTAGATGAAGCAAATCAAGTAATTGATGATTCTTTAATAATAGCAGATGATGGTTTAGGTAATTCTGTATTAAGCACAGGAGCATCTGTTAATATAAAACCACCACAATGTCAATTGCATTTGCCTAATTCAACAGGTTTAGCAAACACAGATAATGGAGTTGATTTTATAGTACCTTACAATGCAGTAATTGGTAGTACAGTTAATTCAGATTATTTTTCTGTTGTTGTAACAGGTGGTCAAGGTACACAAGGAACAATACAGGTTGTAAATGCAGGGTTATATTACCTTAATGCAAGATATTCTTCATACAATTTAACTCAGTCTGGGTTACCAACAATTAATGGTAGTGTATTTTTAAGAATAACTGCAGCAGTTAATGGTGTTAAATCTTGCGTGTTAAATAATATGGTGGTTGCAACTTCTATTAATGGGGAAGCAACTGTAAATGGAGCACAGGTTATGGAATTAAATGCTAATGATATAGTGTCAATAATTGGTTTTCACACAGGTGGAACTGCAAGTGGTGGAACACAAGCATATCCTGTCGCAGGGAATTCATTTTATAATGAGCCAACAATGACATTGATTAAAATTGGATAATAATTTTGAAAAAAAGAAATAGCAAACCTAAGCAACTGAATATCAAGTTGTTAAAAGCGTTTTTAAAAGAAGTAAAAGATGAATTGGTATCAGACAACCACAATAAGAAACATAAAAATTAAATGGGTAAAAGCACATCAAGAAAAGCGTTAATAAAAAAAGCCAATACCTATATGGATTATGTAGAGGGTTGGAATGGATTTATGACTAGTAATACAGGATCTGGTGGAAATAGGCCACAAGGATCTTATGTGTTCCCACAAAAATTTGCTAAAGATTATACAGGAACTATTGGACAAACAAATAGAAATGTAATTCAAGCAGTTGGAGCAGTAGGTGGATTATATAGACATCCAAAAAATAATGGCACTTACGAGTATTTAAAAAACTTGTCAATTAGTGGACAAGATCAAGGTGTTAAAGTAGATTACAGAGATCAAGAGCCATTGAATATTGGATCTAAAGCAGGTATTTCATTACAAGGAACAAGTACAAATCAATTAACACAATCTGAAAGTTTAAGTGCTGTTGGAATATGGAAAGAACAACAATGGAATGGAACTTTGCAAACTCCTAGTAATTTTGGTGCTAACAATAGAGAGCCATTTATTGTAGGTAACACTCCATTTATTGATGATGGATCTTATAGTACACAAATTACGATGATGTGGACAGGTAAAGATTTGCTTAATTTTAGAGAAGTTAGGTTAGGTAATCAGTCTGCATTTTATGATATTAGAAATAGAGCAGTTTTGAGTTTTTATGTTTGGGTTGGTGGTAAAGATATGTCTGAGGAAGAAACTAATCAATTTTGTAAAGTCGGACAACAAGATAAAAAATATTATGTACCTACAATTGCAGGAGTAATCTCACCATTAGCATCTAGTGGTGGCTTAGAAGTTGCTAAAAGCAGAACTTATTACAAAATTAATCCTTATACAAAACATTGGGAAGTGTCGTACCAAGAAATACCATTAGGCGAAGCACCTAGTAATGATAAACAACATAATTACATTTTAGATAATGTGCAATTTGAAGATTGTCCAAATAATTATGTAAGAATTAAAATGTTTCTAAGACAATTTGATGGAGCAGATATTTATGACTATGCAAATTGGTATATATACCCTACTGATAGTTATACTGCTATGTCAGAAATAAAAACTGCATTTGATGGTAATAAAGTTGCAAGAAGTGCAGGTATATATGCTAAATTAGTTTTGTTTGGACAACAAGTAGAAATTAACTCACAAAGAAACGATCCTAGCAAAGGAGTTATTGGGTATTATCATAGTGATTACATTTTAACTTCTGGAAGTGCAGTAACTAGATTGTTTGAGCAATACAGATTATATAATAATATTATTAGTCAGAGTGAATGTGCAGGAGAGCAATTAGATGAAAGAAGTAAAACTGTATATTTTCATTTTTATTTAGGAAATTTGCAACCTTTTCCAAATGATATAAACTTTGGATCATTTAACACAGGAGCAGATAATTTCTTATTAGGAAATAGAACTTTGATAAACATTTTCCCAAACAATATTGAGGATGCTTATAAATTTCAATTAAGTGGAATTAATGTAAGCACACAAAGTGATGAAAAAGACTACGCTCCTCTGCCTGTGGGAACGCTTAAGATTGCTTTTAATAGCGATTCGGAGTGGATATGGATCAATGGTACTAAATATCAAAAAGGATCGCCCACAATTACTATGGCTACTTCTGACTTTGCTCCAAGCAGAACAAACTTCTGGAAGTTACAGGCAAAAAGATATGATTATTTATTGGAGTGGGGATTATGGTCAGAGAATTTAATAGAAAGTGAATTAAAAACCTTAACAAGTATCTAATGGAAGAACAACAAATTTGGAAAAAATATGAATTTGAAAGTTTAGATCAATTTTTTGACTATAAAGATGCATTAGATTTAAGTGCAGTATATAGTATTGTAATTTTGGGATCTGCTCCAGATGAAAAACAAAAGATTGATGTAATATGGCAAGGAATTGATGAGCCACCTGCAGATTGGTTAGAATTTGAGGTAAATCCTAGTGAGCCATATGATAATTATGTAATAGGATTAACATTTAATGGATAAAGAAATGAAAATTAGTGAAAATACAGAGGTAAAATTGGATTTAAAAACAATTGGAATTATTGTTGGGTTTACAATCTCGTTGGCAAGTATGTATTTTGCATTGAAGTCAGATATTGCTATTGCAATGGAAAAACCAGAGCCAAAAATTTCACAAGTTGAATTTGAGTACAAAGATAAATTAGTTAGAGCAACAATTGATCAGACACAGAGTGATGTGGAAAAAATAAAAGAAGATATTTCTGCAATAAAAACTCAATTAGAAAAAATGGATGAGAGATTATATGAAATTACTAAAAATAGGTAGTATATTATTAATGAGTTTAAGTGCTTTTGCTCAAGAGTATAAAGCAGATATTTCTATATGTCAATTTTCAGCAGAATTCACTAAAAGTGCAGAAATTAATTTATCTGACTATAAACAACACAACACACATTTATTTTATATTGAAAAAGACAATGTAATATTTGAAAAAGAAAAAATAATTTATTTGCCAACATTGATTTTATTTCAAAATGGAAAAGAGATTATGAGAGTTGAAAGTGGAATAAGTATGAAATATCCGGAAAACACAAAAAAAGAATTAGAGAATAAATTAGAAGAATTATTAGAAAACAAGTTTTAAAATGAACAGAAAAAAACAAACAGAAAAATTTACTGCTAATGCGTTAGTAGTTTTGATAGTATTTTTTATGGTTATGTTATTTAGTGCTAGTGTAACTGCACAGGTTATTGATGACAATGAAAAATTAAATAAAAAACTAGAAAGAAAATATAAGTCTAAAAAGTTTTGGAATAGCATTTTTAAATATGGTACATTTTATGGTGCTTACAACGAATCTAGTCCATTATTTATGCCAGAAGAATACTTTGTAACACAAGGTGGAGATTTAGTAAATGTAACACCAGAATTAAGCAACGATTTTATGGTAAGTTATGGCTTCAGAAAATTAGCCAGATTTGACTATGAAAATAAAGCAAAGAAATTTTATGATGGATCAGAAAAAAATACAGGATTGCAGAGTAATATTGGAGCAGTTAAAGGTTTAGAATATGTATTTCAATATTCAAAAGGTAGGCAACAAAATAGAGAGTTTGAATCTCATAAGTATTTTTTAAGATATATTGCAAAGTATTGGAGTAGCAAATTAGAGTGGCAAGAAAATGGTTTAATTAATTTAGACTATAAATCAGCAGATCTTAGATTTAGAATTCCATTAGGTAAAAAATTTAGTATTTCTTTGGGTGGTGTAGCGAGATCTCATAAACCTTATGGCTATAATCCGATAGATGATTATTTAGAAAACAAACCTTGGTGGGATCTGGCTTATGATTATGGGTTTCAAGATCATTATTATGGAATAGATTATGATAATGATGGACAATTAGATAATTTTGATTGGTGGTGGAGTAATCCTGATGGCGATAGAATAGCAGACACAGATTTAGATTTTAGAAGAAATGCTTATTTTGGAATAGTAAACCATTATAATGAAAGCGAGTTAGATAAAATTGGGGAATTAGCCACGCTTAGTGGCGTAGTTGGTGTGGATTTCTACCATTACAGAGATAAGTTCTATTTACATAGTTGGGGAAATGTTATGCCAATACACAAACACATAAAAGGCAACGAAGAATTTAGTTATGAAAATCATTATGGATCTGATGATTGGACAGACTACAATTATGGTGTAATGTTTGGTTGGTATATTTCTAAAAATCTAGGAGTATTTACTGAATATGAAAACACAAAAATGTGGGATAAGAACTTAAAATATATTAAAGCAGGAATAAATTTGAAATTATGATAAAAGGATTAAGATGGTTAGCAAACAAATTACAAGACTTAAAATGCTCATTGCATTTAAATTGGAATTGGTTATTAGATAAAATGAAAACAGAGTGTAAATGCGAAAGATCACAAAACTTATAGTTCATTGCTCGGCTACTCCAGAGGGTAAAGATTATAGTGTAGATACTATTAGAGATTGGCATTTAAAAAGAGGTTGGAGTGATATTGGTTATCATTTTGTTATTTATAGAAATGGCGAAGTGGTAGAGGGTAGGCCAATTGAAAGAACAGGTGCTCATTGTAAAGGCGAAAATTATTGTTCGATTGGAATTTGTTATATTGGTGGAGTAGAATCAGAAAAACAAAATGGAAAATGGATTCCTAAAGATACAAGAACACCAGAGCAAAAAGATGCACTTGATGATTTATTATGTCAATTAAGTGAGTTATACCCTAAGTCAAAAGTTTATGGACATTGTGATTTTAGTAGTAAAGCGTGTCCAAGTTTTGATGCGAAAACAGAATATGAATATTTAAATATGTAATTATGCCTATACCAAAACCAAGTGGAGAAACCAAAAGTCAATTTATGAATAAATGTATGAATAGTAAAGTAATGAAATCTGAATACTCAGCACCTCAGCGAATTGCTATTTGTTATGAGCAATGGAGTAAAAAATAGTGGCTAGAAAACTGAACATACAAGACTATAAAACTAAGTCAAGAAAACGAAAAGGAATACACACCAAAACAAAGAGCAGTAAAGTTAAAGCAAGTAAAAATTACTTGAAAAGATATAAAGGTCAAGGAAGATGAAAAAAATTATAGAGTTTTTTGGTGGATCTGTATTTAAAGAAGTTGGTAATGTACTAGATAATTTATTTACATCCGAAGAAGAAAAAATAAATGCAAAAAATGAAGTCTTTAAAATTCTTAAACAAAAAGAATTAGAACTTCAGAAAATGCAAACAGACATAATTATTGCTGAAGCAAAAGGTAATTGGCTACAAAGATCTTGGCGACCGATATTAATGTTGGCATTTGGATTTATAATTATTTATTGTAAATTTATAGCATTGATCTTCAATTTACCTGTACCAGAACTAGAGGAAAACTTTTGGAATCTTTTAAATTTAGGTGTAGGTGGGTATGTTATTGGAAGATCTGGAGAGAAAATTATGGAATCATTTGCAAAGAATAAAAATAAATAGTATTTTATATAATATCATATATATATAATATCATATAGTTATAATATCATATATATAGTATATATACTAGGGATGGATTATAGTAACAACAAATATAGGATAGAATCTGACAAAGTAATGGGTTATAAGTCGTATAGTAAAAAACGAAAAATTGATCAATTACTATTTTTAAATGCTGATCAGTATTGTAATTTAGGATCAGATTCAACAAAAACTGATCGATTAATAGCAGAAGCAAATAGTAGATATATTTACAAATTGATAAAAAGTCTAGATTATAATCTGGGATTTATGCTATTAAAATATCGTGAAGAATAAAAAAAGATCAAGAAAAAGTTTAGTAAAAAAATTAGACAAGGTCTTTAGCGAATACATTAGGCGCAGACATTCAGTCGCCGATCTTTCAGAATGTGTAACTTGTGGTAAAATTGAGAAATGGCAAAAACTTCAATGTGGCCATTTTATGTCTAGGAAAAATTATTCAACGAGGTGGGATGAAAAAAATTGCCAAGTCCAATGTGCAGGTTGCAATGTCTTCCGATATGGTGAGCAATATAAATTTGGTCTTTGGTTAGATGCTGAGTTTGGCGAGGGATCAGCTGAAGAATTATTAAGAAAATCAAAAGAAATAATACATTTAGATAATTTTGATCTTATGGTGTTAATTGAAAATTATGAGAAAAAAATTATAGATTTAGATAAAGAATAATTATATTTGAGTAGTCTATTGTCCTAGACTTGTTTTTAGAAAAGGCAGATCTCACTTTTTGGATCTGCTTTTTTATTTCATTTATTTTTATTATCTTTATGATCTAAACATTAAAAGGACAATATATGAGTATTCAAGAAGAAGTATTAAAGTACCACCAAGCAGCAGTCGAACAACTTAGAAAAAAGGTTGATGAAATTAATGAACTGCTAGATGTCAAAGATAAGATTATTAAAAATTGGGAAGATATACATCAAACCCAAACCGAAACTATTGAATTGTTACACGCAAGAATAGCAATTTTAGAGATGGATATTGATGATCAAAAATTAAAAGAACCATTAGAGATAATTAATAAAATAACTGATAAAAAATAAATTATGGCAAAAGATAAAGAGTTTCTAAATTTTATGTTTACTAAGCATTCAGACTTAGGATTCGTACACGCAAAGCAAAGTGCAAAAGTTGATGCAATGATACAATGGTTGCAAAGTAAAAAACAATGGGCAGATGAAAATAATAATGGATTTATTGCTTGGGATGTTTTAACTACCAAAGCAGATGAAAAAAAATTATATTCAGTATGGAATGACTATGTCAAACCAGATGCTCAAAAATCTAGCGAGGATCATATGCCAGACAGAGATTCTGGATCAGATCTGCCTTTCTAGTTGGTTATGTAGGGGGTAAGTCTTGACGAAGCAACAGGATTATTAAATGGGTAGAATGCTTGTAGCACATCCAATACCCAGCCAATTAAAGGGGGAAAATTTTATTTCTCCCTTTTTTTTTATACCTTTTATAAATATTAATTAAATTTAGGACAATATGATAATAAAGTTTGAGGAAGTAGTGCAGTATCTAAAAGATATACGCACAGGAAAAATTAAAGAGGGAGAGAAATTAGGAGTACCATTAATTGATCAGTATATAAGATTTAAGAAATCAAACTTTAATGTCATTCTAGGACACGCAAATGTAGGTAAGACAACTGTAATCCTGTATTTGATGTTAGCATATAGCAGAAGAAATAAAACAAGGTGGTTAATTTATTCGAGTGAAAATGAATCTCATTCGATCCTTAGAAAACTTGTAGAGTTTATGGATCTTAATCCGATTAACAGAATTTCTGAGGTAAATTTTGATGAACATTTAGTTTTCATAAATGATCATTTTAAGATAATTGATTCTAGTAAATTATATAATTATAGAAGTTTGTTGAGTTTAGCAAAAACAATAAAGGAAGCGTGGAATTATAATGGTATGTTAATTGATCCATATAATTCACTAATTAAAGATCCGAAAATTATGTCAGAACTTGGTGGACACGAATATGATTATCAAGCCACGACAGAATTCAGATTGTTTTGTAAAGAACACGAAGTAAGTTTATGGCTTAACACTCACGCAAACACACAGGCACTAAGAATTAAACATCCATTAGGACACGAATATGTAGGGCATCCGATTCCACCATTGGCATCAGATGTAGAGGGTGGTGGTAAGTTTGTAAATAGAGCAGATGATTTTCTGGTTATACATAGATATATTCAGCATCCAACCGATTGGACACAAAGCCATATACACATTAGAAAAGTCAAAGAAGTTGAAACAGGTGGTCGACCAACACCTATTGATAATCCAATAAAAATGAAATCAATTCCTAACAATGTAGGATTTGAAGTTGAGGGTAAAAAAATTATAGATGAACCTTTGAAAGATGATAAAAACGTACCATTTTGAGATTTAATATTGTACCATTAGCAGGGTTAATTTTTGGTGTATTATATTTTGATCACACGATGCAGAGCCAATATTCTCACGAAGATGAGTGGCAAGAGTTTGTTATTTGTCTTGGAATAATTGGATTAAGAATATCGTGGGAATTAGATTGATTGACTTATTAGCGAAAAAACATAATGATTGGATAAGGGTTGCGAGATCCTTAGGAGCAAACGACCACATTGCTAAAGATATTGTACAGAATATGTATTTAAAAATTCACGATTGGGCAGAAAGAAATCAGAAATCTATTCTTTACACAGACAAAGAAGTTAATTACTATTTTGTGTTTAAAGTGCTAAACACTTTGTATATGGATTATTTGAGGAAGAATAAAAAGTATATTCCTACCATAAACACTAGAACTTTTGAAAAATCTAATGAAGATGCACTTCAGCAGATTGAATTTACTGAGGATCTTAAAAGTAAATTGACTAACTTGCATTGGTACGATCAAAGAATTTTTAACATAGTAGTTATACAAGGTATGAGTATGTTACAACTTTCTGAATTAACAGGAATTAGTTATTACTCAATAAAAAGAACAATTAAAAAAGTAAAAAAACATTTAAAATGAATGATAAAAACCATAACCACCCTTTTGAAAATCAAATATTTCACGCATATAGAAAGAAGCAAAAGAAGATAAAAAAAGCCATTAAGTTTTTACATAAAAATGGTTACAAAGTTTATGAAGAAATACAAAAATGAGACTAGGAGATTTAGTTTATTATTTCACTAAGTACACAGGCATTAGATGGATCTGGAAAAAATTATATCCAGACTGCAAATGTGATGAACGCAGAGAAAAATGGAACAATATTAATATTAGGCGTAAATGAATAAATATTTGCATTACCTTAATAAAGAGTATTTTAAAGAAATAGGTTATGTGAAAATTGAAAGCAAAGTAAATAATTATGCAATGGATGAATTAGATAAAAAAGATTGGGAAATTTTTAGAGCAGGTGTTGAGAATAAAATCAGCAGAGAAGAAGTTAAAATGATTTCTAAACTTCACGCAAAGTATTTTAATCATAAATATAAAGTGCCTTGTTCTTGTTCACCCAAATTAATACAAGGTTGGATTGAACAATTAAACGACTTGTATGTCAAAAATTAGTGTTACAAAAAAATTAGAAAGAGCAGTAATTTTAATTCTAAATGGATTTGATGAGTGGGATCTTAAACCTACCGAAGATGAATTTTCTTGTTATGATGCAATAGGCATTACTCCCAAAGGCAGAAAATGTGTAGTCGAATTTAAATTTCGGAAAAAGTATTATGAAACTAAAATGTTAGAAGTCAAGAAATATAATTGCATAATGAAGATGCCAGATGATTATGTTAAATTGTATTTTGTTGCAGATCCAGAGGGAACTTATATATTTTGGTTAGATGGAATTAAAGAGTTTAAAAGCATAAAAAAGTATTGTCCTAAAACTACCTATTGGAATGATAAGAAACAAGAAAAAGATGTCTATCTATTGCCAGAAGAACTTGCTAGTTATAAATTTAAAATAGATAATTAACAATTTTGTGGATTAATAAAAATTCATTATCTTTATGGTATTGATAATAATAGGTAAAGGACAAAGTGTAGACAAAGGGTGAAATCCTTAGTCAATTGGGGTGCAAGTCCCCACCTTTGCTGATTAATTAAAAACAAAAATTATGACAATAGAAAAAATATATTATTGGAACAAAACTCTTAACACTTATATGCCTTGCGAATGGAATGAAACATTCAAATGTTACACCCCAAGTTTTACGAAGAAATTAGAGTTACCAAATGAAAAGAACTAAGATCCAAAATCTTAAAGACCTGCAGTTTTATAGTGATATAGAATTAGCAGGTTCTTTATTAATTAAGTGGTTAAAATTAAAACCGAAAAATGATGAGTTGAACTCATTTAGCAATGCCATATCTGGCATTTTTTTGTGGGCAAACACAATGGAACAAGAAAGATCACTAAAAGATGAAATAATTTCTGAATATAGACTAGATAAAAACAGAGCATTGGAACGAGCCAGAAGATGTGAAAAAAAAGTAGAGGAATTAGAATTAGAAATAGAAAGATTAAAAAAAATTAGTAACTTATGAAAACGACAGGAGTATTTTATTATCCACCCTTAATAAACGAACAAGCACTTTATGTAGGTGGAATGCGTGATATTACAAATGCGTATATTTGTGCAGTAAATCCAGAATTTGCTCGACCAAATTTACAAGTAGATCAATTGGGTTGTAAATGTGAATTAATTGCACAATATTTTTTCTGGAGTCATAAGTATAAATATAATGCAGGACAAATGTTAGGGGGTAGGCCTATGCAAGATTATGATATACAGGTAAATGCAATGAAGATTGATGTCAAAGGAATATGGAGTTATGGTTTCAATGCTAGAGTAAATTATAAGGCACACAATAAAGATAAAAATGTTACTCATTATATGTTTATTAGGCCAGATAGTGAGGATCTTATGTGTGATGTAGCACAATGGTGGTTGTATTCACACGAAGAAGTAGATCAATGGGAAGTAAAAGAATTAAAATACACTAAAGCATATCAAAAAGAATTATTATGAAGATTAAATTATTTGACAATAGAGAACACTTGGTTGATCCACTTGTAAAGAGAATGTACAATGACACCTTTTATTATGGGGAATTGAGTAAATTAGCATTATCCTCTAGCAGTATTAAATTGCTATTAGAATCGCCAAAAAAATTTTATTATGTGCAAAGATATGGACAGACAACAGAAACACAGGCAATGCGTGATGGCAGATTATTGCATACATTAATTTTAGAGCCAGACAAATTTGATAACTTACATTTTGTTGATGTGGCTAGTAAAAATTCAAAAGCATATAAAGAAGCCAAAAAAAATTATGGCGAAGTTTATACTAGAGTAGAGAAATTTACTGCTGAAAGATTAGCCGATGCGTTTCTAAGAAACGAAAAAGCAATAAGTTATTTAAAAGGTTGTGAATTTGAAGTGCCTATTATTGACAATGTTCTTGGCTATCCATTTAGAGGGAAAGCAGATGTTATTGGACAGAATAAAATTGCTGACATAAAAACAACAACAGACATTAAAGGATTTAAATATAGTGCATTGAAATATGGATATGATGTACAAGCATATTTATATTGTCAATTATTTGGAATGCACTTTTTAGACTTCACTTTTATTGTCTTAGATAAAGGATCACTAGATATTGGGATCTTTGAAATTACTGAGGAATTTTATGACTTAGGAAAAGAAAAAGTGGTAAAAGCATTAGAGGTTTATGAGGAATATTTTGCAGGTAAAGATATTATGAATGATGATTTTTCTGATAAACTTGATAATTATTATATTGAACAAAAATTAGATTATGAGAAAAATTGAGAGGAAATTAGCAGAACAAGTTATGAGATTGTCTGGAGTAAATTTATTTTTAAAGAACAGATCTCGTGAATATGTCGAAGCGAGAGCGTTATATTGTTATATACTAAGACATTATCTTAAATTAAGTTTAAGACAAATTCAGAGTATATTTAAATTTTATGGGAAAAGTATTCATCATTCAACAATTTTGCACCTGTTAAATAATTGGGGTGTGTACACTATGTATAATAAAGACTTGCAAAGATTTGCAGAGCAAATTATGGATAATGGAGATTGGGAAAACCAAGATGTAAAAAAAGCGTATATTATAGACAGAATTAAAATTCTACCAGAAGACACAATAAGTGAAATATATAATTTGGTAAAAGAAGATTTTGAATTAGTAACTTAAATAAATAAAAATGGGATATAATAATTTTGACAAAATCCACCGAGTTTTAAAAGAGTGGTACAACGATGATCAGATCAAAGAAATTTGGAAACGAATAAAAGCATTTGATCACGAAGAACTAGAAAAAAGAAAACTATTTAAACAAATACAAAATGAGCAAGAAGAAAGTAAAAATATCAAGCGTAAAAGCAAATCCAAAAAATCCAAGAGTAATAAAGGATCTGATGTATCAGAAACTTCTGCACTCGATAAAGAGTAAAACTTATATGCACGAAGCCAGACCATTAATTGTTGATGAAAACAATGTGGTTTTAGGTGGAAATATGAGATTAAAAGCATTTACTGAATTGGGTTATAAAGAAGTTTGGGTAGATGATATGAAAGATTGGTCAGAGGAACAGAAACAAGAATTTGTAATTGCAGACAATGTGAACTTTGGGGAGTGGGATTATGATTTATTGGCTAACCAATATGATGTAGTAGATCTTGATACTATGGGTGTTGAACTTGATCCGAATATGTTTGGGGTAGATGATGATGATTCAGTCAAGGATGCAGAAAATGTTAAGTTTAATGATTACACTATTTATTTTGCTAATGAAGAACAAATGGATATTTGGTATGGCTTTATGAAAAAGTTAAAAAATAAATTTAAGGATCACGAGAATATTTCTAGCAGAATATTAATGTATATTGCAGAAGTTTATGATGAAAACAAAATGAGTGAATCTGAATTAGTATTAAAGTTTGTAGAACAAGAAGTAGATGGCGAGTAAATCAGATTTAATTTGGTTAGAAACAAATGTATATCAAGAAGCATTAAAAAGAATTGATCAGATCTATAACTCACACGATGAAGTTTGGTTAAGTTTTAGTGGTGGTAAAGATAGTTTGGTTTGTCTTCATTTAATCTTGGAATATTTTGATCAAGAAAAAATTACAGATAAATTAAATGTGTTATTTAGGGATGAAGAAATTATTAATGGAAGCATCAGAAGATTTGTCCTTAGTTATATTGATCACCCTAGACTAAATTTTAGGTACTATGCCACACAATTAGATTCCGAAATATATATATTAGGCGAAAAGAAAACTTTAATTCAATGGGATGAAAATCGCAAATGGATTGTAGATAAGCCAGAATGTGCTATTACGCTAGATGGCGTACATAGTCAATTCACTTTTGATAAACACTTATTTGGTAAGTCTCAGAAAAGATGTTGTACGATTGTTGGACTTAGAGCCGATGAATCATTAATGAGATTTGCAGGAATAACTATGAGCAAGGTTTGTCATATGACTAGAAACCCAGATGTTAAAAATGTAACAATGGGAAAACCGATATATGATTGGAGTGAAAAAGATATATTTAAATATCTGCACGATAAAAAGATCGACTATTGTGAAATTTATGATCATCAAGTCTTCAATAAAGATCCATTAAGAGTTGCCTCAGCAGTACACGCAGAAGCGGCAAAGAGATTGTATAAAATTAAGACAATAGATCCTGTGTTATATAATCAGATTATGGATGTTTTTCCAGAAGTTGATGTTCAAGCCAGATACTATAAAGATATGACTAAGGGCAATGCTAATAAAATTGCCTATTCTTATAGGGAAAAAGCAAATGGAGATCCTTGGAGTGCTATATATATGTATATAGATCAAGAAATAAAAGATCTTAAACAAAATAAAATGGCTAAAAGAAAAGTAGCCAGAACACAAATAACTAGAAGAAATGGAAAACGAGGTGCATTTGGTGGTTTTCCTGCGTTATATGTATTCAAGAAGATAATTGGTGGTGGTTATAAACGAAATATAATTCCGACACCAGATTTAAATGATGAGTATTTTGAATTTGAAAATAGAAGCAATAGAGCATAGTCTAGTTTATAAGCATTTTGGATCTAAGATGCGTAAAGAACAAGTAGCAATAAAGAAGTTTGATGATAAGACTAAATACTTAGGTGCATTTGTTGATGATTATTTGGTTGGTTGTGTAGGTTGGCAAGAAATTAGTAAAGATCACATTAGATACAAAACAGACTATGTCGTTAATAACTTTAGAGGTAGAAAGATATACACAAATTTGTGGAAGTCTAGGGATTTAATTAACTTTAAGGAAAAAATAAGTGTTATATCTGCTTATTGTACTCCTCTATCTATTAGTATGTATATGAAATATGATTTCAAAATACAAAGTGTAAAAGGAAATATTAAATATCTAAAAAAAATTATATGAGGGATTATAAGGGGTGGACAGGCAAACAAAGAAAAGAATCTCTCAAACTAACAAACAAAGCAAAAGAACTTGGTTGGATCAAATTGCCTACTTGTTGTAACAGGTGTGGACAAACTAAGGGAATATTGCAATTACACAATGAAGATTACTCAGTAACTTATAATGTATTAAGGGATGCGTTAGATCGGTTTCCTGCACAGATTAAAAAGTCGGAAATGAAAAAAGTTGCTGAAGTTTTGGAAGAACTATGTTGGCGATGTCATATGATCCACCACTCTACGCATAGAAATCCACAGGCGTGTGAAAATTACTTTAACGAAATAAAAGCAGGTAAACAATATCCACCTGTTTATAGACATAACTTTGATATATTAAAATATGAACACAACATTTGGTAATGATCCAATTAGTAAAGTTACTTGGATCAATGTAGATAATTTAAAGAGTAACAATTATAATCCTAATGTAGTATTGAATCAAGAACTTAAACTTCTAGAATTCAGTATTTTAAAGAATGGTTGGATTCAGCCAATTCTAGTAGGTAAAGACAATACGATAATTGATGGTTATCACAGACATTTTTTGTCTAAACAAAGTAAGAAACTAAGAGAAAAATATAATGGACTTGTGCCTTGTGTTATTATGGACTTAGACACTCCAGAAAGAATGTTACTTACTATTAGGATCAATAGAGCCAAAGGAAATCACGTGGCAGTTTTAATGCACGAAATTGTAACAGAATTAATTAACGACTACGATTATACAATAGAACAAATACGAGAGGGAATTGGATGTACAAAACAAGAAGTTGATCTTCTGTATAAAAAAGGCGTGTTTGATGCGTTAAATATAAAAGAGCATAAATATAGTAAGGCGTGGAAGTCGCCTAAGTCAGTATGATAGAATTATTAAGACATATTACAGGTTTTTGTGGAGAGCATTGGCATCCAAATTTATGGACTGCATTAGCATCATTGCCAATTATTGCACCGACTTGTAATTTAATTTATTACAAAATATGGGGAAAGAAAAAACAACAAAAACAACACTTAAAAAAGAGCAATTCTTAGAAGCGTTAGAAAAATCTATGGGAATAGTGAGTCAAGCAACAAAAAAAGTTGGCATTGATAGAACGACACCATATAGATGGGCAAGAGAAGATAAAGAATTCAAGCAGAAAGTAGAAGAAATACAAAATGTAGTATTAGACTTTGCTGAAACAAAATTATATAATTTAGTAGATAGTGGTAATCCAAGTGCCACTATTTTTCTGTTAAAGACTAAAGGTAAGCACAGAGGTTATGTGGAACGACAAGAAATAGTTGGAGCAGATGGAAAAGACATAGACATAAATATTGAAGTTATCCATACAAATAAAGACTAATGTAGTTTTTGATCACTTAGAGCAAAGCGATAAAAGAATTATTATTGAGCAAGGTGGTACGAGATCTGGTAAAACATATAATATTTTGCAATGGATCTTATTTAGATATTGTATGGAAAACAATAAAAAGATCATTACAATAACTAGAAAAAATGGTCCGGCATTAAGGGGATCTGCAATGAGAGATTTCTTTGAGATCTTGAACACTAAAGGACTTTATTCAGAAGACAACCATTTTAAAAGTATTAACGAGTATTTTTTTATGGGGAATATCATTGAGTTTGTTAGTCTTGATGAGCCACAGAAAATTAGAGGTAGGAAACGAGATGTGCTTTTTATTAACGAGGGTAACGAATTAAATTGGGAAGATTTTTTTCAGTTAAACATAAGAACAAATGAAAGAATAATTTTAGACTTCAACCCCTCTGATGAATTTCATTGGATATATGACAAAGTTATACCTAGAGAAGATTCAGACTTTTTCCAGACTACATATTTAGATAATCCATTTTTAGAAGAATCCTTAGTTAAAGAGATTGAAAGACTAAAGGGAACAGATGAGAACTATTGGCGTATATATGGCTTAGGCGAAAGAGGACAAAGCAGATCACTTGTATTTTCTTTTGGATTAGTAGATTCTATTCCAGAAACTGCTAAAAGAATTGGAATGGGTTTAGACTTTGGGTATAGCAATGATCCTACTGCTTTAGTAGAAACTTATATTGAGGGGGAAAATATGTACATAAACGAATTGTTATATAGAACAGAAATGACAAACCAAGATATAGGCAGAACATTTGAATTGTTAAATTTAGATCGTAGAGATGAGATCTGGGCAGATTCCTCTGAGCCAAAATCAATTGCAGAAATACATAAAATGGGTTGGAATATTAAACCAACATTTAAAGGAGCAATTAACCTCAGCATTGATATGATGCGAAGATATAAGATCTTACTGACTAAAACTTCTGCAAACTTAATTAAGGAATTTAAGAACTATAAATATATAGAAGATAAAAATGGAAATATTACTAACAGGCCATTTGATGCTTTTAATCACTCAATAGATGCCACAAGGTATAGTATTGTAAACAGACTATCTCGCCCCAATTATGGAACTTACGCAATTAGGTAATTAACAATTTTGTGGATTCATTTATTTTTCTTATCTTTATGATATGAAAAACAAAAGGACAAAAAAACAGACAATTGCATTTAACAAGTTAAAGCAACTTGGTATTCCTGTAAAAAGTTCAGATGATTACGATGATGATCGTGGTGTATTTTGGATTGATTGTGAGGAATATGGTGCAGAACTTCATTTAGATTATTGGAGTACACAATTAATGTGTGGATCTGATAAATTAAACAAGATTCTTAACGAAGCAGGATTATACTTTGAATGGTACAATTCAGCATATGCTTGTGTATATGAGCAGTAGAACAAAATGTGTTATTTGTGGCGACACTATAATTGGATATGGCCACAACCCAGAACCTGTCAAATCTGAGGGGATCTGTTGCGACAAGTGTAATAACGATGTCGTATTAAGATTCAGACTTTTTAATCTTGGTCTTAGTTATACAGGAATTAGATCAGCAACAAATAAAGAAGATGTATAAATTTGAAAAATACAAACAGAACTTAACTTTACGAGGTAATCAAGTATGGAGTTATAACACTCACGTGGCTACTATCTTAGGCGAAAATTTATTTCAATTAGGTTATTGGTCTCAGACTACTCAGAAGCATATTAACTATGTGGCTAAAGAGTTGAATTTAAATCTTAGAAAAGACACCGATGAAATTTTGGTAGGTGTAGATTTGTAAGACACTTGATTATTTATTATCTTAAAAAGAAAAACAATTATGAAAAACACACTCAAAATTGCAGATAAACTTCTTGCAATACAAACTAAATTAAAAGCAGATAAATCTAGAACTAATAAATTTGCAGGTTATAAATATAGATCAGCAGAAGATGTACTAGAAGCATTAAAACCTTATTTGATCGAGTATAATTGCTCAGTCATTATTAACGAGGAATTAATTAGCACAGATCCTATTCCAATTATGAAGTCTATTGCGACAATAATGGATGTTAAAAATATTAAAGACACTATTTCAGCAGTAGCATTAGTAGGTGTGGATCTTACGACTAAAGGACAACAACACCCTCAACGATTTGGAGCGGCATCTAGTTATGGAAAAAAATATGCCTTAGGTAATTTATTTCTGATAGATGAAACACAGGATGCAGATGCAACCAACACACACGATAAAAAACCAAAGTTTACAAAATCACACCCTAAGTTTCAAGAAACAATAACTTGGCTTACGAAAGGCGATATGAAAACTAATGGAAATAATTTGAGTAAATTAGGTTTGAAATATGAAATTCACAAAGATCTATTTGAGGAGTTAAATATTTTGATCAGCAATAAGGATTATGAATGAAAAAGATCGTAGAAAGTATAGAGCAAGTATGATATGTTTCTGCATTGCAGTTACAGGAATTATTGCTATATTATTAATTGAACTAATAAAACAAGTATGGATGTTATAATAGATAAGACTATAAGTTTATGGAAAACAAGTGGAGTAGTGCATATAGAATTTACAGGACTAGCAATGGAATCAAGCAAGTATGAGCAAAGTCATTATATGGAAGTTGATGCTGAGCAGTTACTTGATGATATACCTCATCTGCATAGATTATGTGTTGAAGCGATTGAAGAAAAAAGAAAAGATCGGATCAAGAAATATAAAGAATTCAAAAAGTCATTGTAATGGAAAATCATTGGATATATAGCACACCCCCTTGGGATCAACCAGAAAATTCGTGTAGGCATTGTGAAAAACCGATGCACTCGGATAAAGAGTATTGCAGTCATAACTGCTTTGAAGCCGATATGCTGTAATTATTGATTGTTTAGTTTTTTGTGATTAAAGAGTAAGAGAAATCTTGCTCTTTTTTTTTGATCTGATTTAGAATTGTTATAATTTCAGCGTTATATTAATAAGAAACGAATTATGGCAGAAATAAAAATTATAGTTCCTACAAGTCTAGCAGACATAACATTAGATCAATATCAAAGATATTTAAGGATCATTGAAAACATAGAAGATGGAGAGATGAAAGAGAGTTTTATCTCAATGAAAATTCTAGAAGTATTTTGTAATGTGCCTTATAGTGTTGCTAGTAAGTTTAAAGTAACTGACATTAACGAAATAGTGGCTAAGGTTACTCAGATACTAAATACGACAGAAGATCTCGTAAAACGCTTTAAAATAGGCGATACTGAATTTGGTTTCATTCCTAAACTTGATGATATGACTTTTGGGGAGTATATTGATTTAGATCAATTTCTAGGAGATTGGCAAAAAATGGAAAAAGCAATGGCAGTTTTATACAGGCCTATTGTTAAAAGTCAAGGTAAACTTTATGACATAAAAGAGTATGAGGGGGATTTGTATCATAGTGCTATGAAAGGTATGCCACTAGATGCAGTATTTTCTAGCATTGTTTTTTTTTATCGTTTAGGGATCGACTTGTCGAAAACTATGATGAGATATTTGGAAATGGATCAAGTGAAGGGGGATTCGGACTTAGAGAGGGTTTTAACAAAAAATGGGGATGGTATCACTCAGTTTACCACCTCACTCAAGGAGATATTAGACGACTTAAACATATCACGACTATGAATTTACACACTTGTTTATTAGCATTAAGTTATGAAACTGAAAAGAATAAAGTAGAAAATCAAGAGCATAAAAATAGAATGAATAAAAACAGAATTAAATGAGCAATCAAGGATCAAGAGCATTTTACAATTTGATAAATAAGATACAGGAATTTCTGCAACAAAGTCCTGATGTAAACACTATAACTTATGGCGACATTACGCAGATAGATTTAAATAAACAAGAAATGTACCCTTTGGCACATATTATGGTTAATAATGCGATACTTCAAGCAGGTGTAATTCAGTTTAGTTGTACAATTTTATGTATGGATGGTGTATGGAACAACAAGATAAATCCTGCAGATCAGACTTGGAATGAAACATTATATGGAATAACAAATGAAATTGATGTTTTAAACACTCAGTTAAAAGTTGTGAACTTATTGAATCAAAGTATGTTAAGATATAATTTAAGATCAGATTTATTTGAGTTGGTTGGGGATGGATCTTGTGAGCCATTTCACGAAAGATTTGAAAATGATCTTGCAGGTTGGGCGTATAACTTTGATGTCTTTGTACAAAACGATATTAATGTATGTCAAACTTAGATTTTAAACATACTATTGCAGCAGTTGAAAAGGTTAGAGATCTTATTATTAAGGCATCTAAAACTAATCTGCAAAAACAGAAGAAAGATGTAAGTGGCACACTATCTGAATCTATACAACCAATTGAAACCCAAGTTGTCGATGGAGTTGTAGAAACAGGAATTAAGATGCTTCAATATGGGGAGTATGTAGATAAAGGAGTTTCTGGTATTAAGAAAAAATATAAAACACCTTATAAATACACAAATAAAATGCCACCTAGTCGAGCATTAGACAAGTGGGTAGTGCGTAAAGGAATAGCACCAAGAGATGAAAAAGGTAGATTTCTAAAAAGAAAATCTGTATTGTTTTTAATTGCTAGAGGAATATACAGAAATGGAATGAAGCCAAGTTTATTTTTAACAAAACCATTTGAAAAATATAAGAAGTTACTAGCAGATGAAATTAATGAAGCATTTAATAAAGATGCACAAGAATATATTGAAACAGAATTAAACAAAAAATAATGGCAACACAAATACAATTAAGTAGATCTCCATATTATGTAAAACTTGTACCTACTACAACACCACAAGATATGGTTAGAAGTACGACAGAAGTTAGACTATGGCAAGGAGCAGAAACAATTCCAACAGGAACTGCTGATTTTACTATTAGCAAAACCCCTGTCGGTGGGGATCAGTTTATTACCTTAGAATTTAGTCAGTTGATAAACGATAAGTTTAACCAACAATATAATGGTTTGATATATACTGATGATGTATGGTTTTTGTATTATGAATGTGAGTTTTTTGATAGTGTAGGTACACAAATAGGCACGAGTATCACACCCCCAGAACCATTAGTCTTTACACAGGGTTATGGAAATTTTAATCAAGGAGTAAATCCTTACTATGACACAGGCAATATTGTTACAGGAAATTCAATTAGTATGATGTCTAGTCAATTGTCTTTAAGACTTCCAGAGCCAGAAATTATGACTATTCCTGTCTTAATTTGTAAAAATGAAACTGCAACTGTGGTTTGGTATAATGGAACTTTGGCAGAAGCAAAGGCAAATGTAGCATCAACAAAAACAAAAATTGAAACTTATACAAATGGTGGACTTAGTGAGGAGTATATACATTATTTTAATAACCAGAATCCAAATTTAAATGTTCCTGCAGGACATAACACAAATGCTACTGATTATCAAATTTATGTAGAAATGGATCAAGCAGGTGTATATGAAGATAATTCAGTTTTTTGGTGTCCAGAAAATGATAATCCAAATACTGTGGTTAAGATCTCGTATAGTGGGGATCAAGCAAACTTAGGAACATACTATGAAATTAACTATCTAACGAAAGATAAATATGATCCTTATAAAATAACCTTTGTGAATAAATATGGTGCATTAGAAAGCATCTGGATGATGGGAGCATTTAAGGAATCATTAGCAGTTAAGAACGATCAATTTAAAAGAAATTTATTAGACAGATCTGTACCGAGTTATAACACAGAAGCACACCAATATGTTACATTTGGGGATCAAGGAACGAAAAGTATTTCATTAAACACAGGGTGGATTCCAGAATCAATGAATGTAACTTTACAAGAATTATTTTTAAGTCAAAAAATATGGCTTACTAATTATAACCCAGAGCCAAGTATATCAGCAAATGTTATAAATGAGCCAGTAATTATTAAGAGTAAAAATTTAGAATTTAAAAGACACATTAATGATCGTATGATTAATTACAATTTACAATTCCAATATGCTTTTGATATGATAAACCAAGTAAGATAATGGCGTTAAATTTAGTTTTATATATTCAGTCTAATAGAAATGTAAGTCAGACAATGACTAAAGTGGATCTATACAAAGATGAGCAAATCTCTTTGACTAGAACGATACAAGATATTAGAGATATTGAAAAAGTTAGAACTGATTTTTCTCAACCTTTTACACTCCCTGCCTCAGCAGTAAATAATGGAGTTTTTGGAAGTTGGTATAATCCAGACATAAACCAATTTGATAGTAATTATAGAGCACCTGCATTATTAGAGTTAAATTACTTACCATTTAAAAAAGGATTTATTACTCTGAATAAAGTTAAAATGAAGAATAATGAGCCAGAATTCTATAATGTTACATTTTTAGGGGAAACCGTAGATTTAAAAAATGTTATATCTGAGGATCAATTAGAACAATTGAGTTGGTTAGCAAGTCCAGAATTTCAATTTATAAACAACAACAATAATGCGAAAAATGGATTAAATAATGGAATTACTCTTGATGATCCACAAGGTAATACTTGGGATAATGCTTTTATATACCCATTGATAGGGCATTCAGTTGATTTTTATTATAAGAGTGCTATTGCACAAACTTCGCCTTGGACTAATTTATGGACAAGTCAATCTCACACGCAAGATGGAGTATTTTATAATGACTTGAAACCTGCAATTAGAGTTGATTTAATTTTAAAAGCAATAGAGCAACAATATAATTTGACATTTAGCAATGATTTCTTTTATACCTCTGCAACAGAAAATCTTTATTTATGGATGAGTAGAAATAAAGGACAAATGACAGGTGGTGGTACTTTGGAAATGAGAAGTCAAACAGGAGTGCAATGTACAGGTTGTGGTAGTTTTAGTGATTGTAATTATTTTAGTGGAAACGAATTAGCGGGACCGGACTTCTGTAA